CTAGAAATCTATAAATTTATTGAACTTATCTGCTAATTGTTCTTTGGCAAGTTTAGATACATGAGCATAGGTATTCATAGTAGTTTGGATGTCCTCATGACCTAAACGAAATTGCACCTCTTTTAGCGAGGCGCCCATTTCTATTAATAAGCTAGCTTGAGTATGTCTGAAGCCATGTACGGTGATTCTAGGAAGTTTTTTCTTTTGTTTTTTATCCATTTGATCTTGGATGTTTAAAAGCCATTTTCGTGAAGTATCAAGGCTCATTATATCGTGTGGATTTTTAGCATTAGTTTGACCGAAAATCAACCAATCATCAGATGGGGGAAGTGCTACTTCTTTCCATTCAGATAACTTGTCTAAAGTGCTTTGATCGATTGAAATAATTCGGCTAGATCCAACCGTTTTAGTTGTGTCAATTTCTAGTCCATTTGCAGTTCTAGTAACGGCTTTATAGATATTGACTGTTTTAGCCTTGAAATCTATATCTCTCCATTCAAGAGCACCTGCTTCTTGTTTTCGCATACCAGTCATAGCTAGTAATCTAAAAAAAGCTTGGATCTTTAAGTTTGGCTGATTATATAGTTCATCAAGAAACAATTTCAATTGTTTTTTATCGTAGAATGGTTCTTCAACAGTTGCTTTTTTCCTTCTCTTTGGTTTGCGTATGGCATCTGTAGGATTGGACTCAATCATTCCAAATCGAACGGCGTATTTAAAAATTAGTCCTGTGTAATTCATCATTTTAGGAGCTGTATCGTATCTATTTGCCCATTTATCCATTAATTCTTGAATTTTGATAGGCGTTATTTCAGAAATATATATGTCGCCGAGTTCTTCTAATACATGATTTTTAAAAATTCTTTCTGTTTTTAATAATGTAGATCCTCGTACTGTTCTTTTGTATTCAGTCATCCATAAATCATATACGTCTTTATATGTTTTTGGCTTTTCTTTTTTTAATAAATTGTTTTCATATTCACTTTGCAATCTTGCGAGCGCTAATTTTGCTTCACGTTGAGTTTTAAAATTTCGACGAGTAGTTTTAACAGACTTTCCTGTTTCTGGATTGATTCCTAAATAAGCTTGGAACTTCCACGCTTTATCCCCGTTCTTTTTCTTATATTGTTCAAATTTAGCCAATTGAATCGACTCACTTTCTTTGATACAATAGGTACTATAAAGAAGCCTATTGTTAGGTTTTATCATTTTTGCACAATCTAACTCTTGGCGGGGATGGATTGTGCTTTCTCTATATTATTTAATAAAATATGGTGTTAATAAATTAAATGAGGTGATTAATATAAAACTAAATAAAAAAGAAATTTCCTTAATAGAAGAGTTAGTGACTGAATTTTTATATCAACATCCTCAGCTTAATGATATAGAATATGACAATGAGGGTAATCCCTATGAATATAAAGATGGATATATTTCTTATGATTCTTACGGTCCAACAAAAATTAAGGAAATAAATCAGTTAACTTATAAGTTAAAATCTTTCACATAATAGTTGTTGAAAATATTTTTGATTCCATTCATCAAATTAGTACACTGATCTTTAGAAGTAAAACCTTGGTTGTAGTGAGAAACAGAATTTCTTATTAAAAACAAACCTCTTAAGTATGTTTTTTCCCTTTTTTTTAATTTAATGGGCTGTCTACTTAGATATTCAATGTAAATTTTGGCAGTCGCATCATCAGGGAAATTATTGTCAATCATACTATTTTTTTCTAAAATTAAATATAGTAAATGTTCTAGAATGCCACCTAGTCCAGCAGCGCATACAAACCATTTTTCGTTGTTGTAAGCATAAAGACATTCATCAAATTCTATTGTAAATTGTTCATTATTAATTTTTTTCAACATCTCTTCAAAATTGTATCGTTTAGCTCGAATAGTGGCACTATTAAAGTCAACTAATTCTTTTGAAGGGGTGGCTAATTTTTCAATACTTTTAGATTCTTCCTTAACCCAATGTTCAATCCAAGCAGCAACAATAGAAAAACCGTTTACTGAATTAATAATTATATTTGCTCCTATATCAGGAATAATTTTTTCTTCAATAAGGAAATTGATCTTTTCTAATTGATTCAATTTATAAAATTTTGGACTTGAAGTTTTGCTAACTGCATCTATAGTGACAAATTCATCAGTGCTACTATTAGTTGCAAAGAAAATCAGCTCTCCTTCACCAATTTTTTTGTGTCCTACTCCTATACACCAAATTTTAACGTAATTATTTTTCCAAAAAAATAGATCTTCGTCAGATTGTTCAGGTTCTATCAGAGATAGATGATATAAGTATTGTAATTTTGAAAAATAAAGAAATTCATCTTTTTCATCATCTATTGCTTGAATGGTTACTTTTTCCTCTAAAAAGTTTATAGTTTTCTTATTTATTTTTGGTTTCATTTCTACTATTTTTTCTTCAATTTCAAGTAATGTCATTTCTTCAGGTGATTTAGTACTTAAATTCGTCATGATTATCCTCATTTCTTTGATAAAATAAGCTGTAAAGAAGCCTACTATATAGGTCTAATATCTCACGTCACTCAAACTTGGTAGGGGAGAGGGCGTGTTTTTTGTTTATAGACTTTCGAAAACTAAAGTAGCTTGGATTCTATCGCCACCACCGAAACCTTTACTACCACCGTTTGTAGTGGAAATAGTGTGTAATCGATAACCTTTAGAACACTGTCTATTTATAGTGTTTTCAAGTTCTGATAGGTTTTGCGACCCTTTTCCTATAAATTTTTCTTTTAATACAACTTGCAATACAACGTAACTTGGCATATTCTTTTCCTTCTTCCTACTATTTATTTAACTCTAAAACGATCTCCTGGGTGCATTAAGAAATTATTTGGGTCCATACCATTTAATTGAAATAACTGATCTAAAGAAATTCCAGCTCGATTCAGAAGAACTTGTTATTGACTTAGAATCAGTAGCGCTTTGTTTTGTTTCTTTTGTATTAGTGGATATTTCAATGCTAGAAATATCCGATGATTCTTTTGTAGTTTCTTTTTGTGAACAACTAACAATTAAGAAACTACTCGGCAAAACACCTAAAAGAGACACTTTTTTTCATTTTTTACTCCTCTTTTCTTTGATTAATAAGCTGTAAATAAGCCTACTATAGGTTTAACATCCCACGTCCACAAACTTTGGACGGTGGGCGTGTTTTTTGTTAATTTAGACTAACTATCAGCTCTTGATTTTCGCTTGCGAGGAAGTCTTCTCCGAGCTTAATTTTTACTTCGCCTTGAGTATTATTTAAAACGACTCCCGTGACGCATTGTACACTTTTACCCGGCAACAGTTCAGCGTCAGATTTAGCGTCTACTTCATCCAAAAAGTTATTTTGATTAGTTACAGCTTCATCATAAGCAGCGTCATCTTCGAGTGGGCTTCCGTCTTCGTTGTACATAGGATAGAGCGCCTCAGACACGTCAAAAGTACCTACACTAGATGTTAGATCATATTCGGACGTATCATCTTGCTGGCTAAAAGTGAGCATTGAAAACATATCGCTAGGCACCATATTTGCTTCTGTCTGATTGTCTAGCGTGTACCAAATAATCAATCCGTCTTCTCCGGAAGAATTGTCTTTTCCGACCTGCGTCTTATCGATAGTGAGTTTGTAACCAGGTCCAGTCAACGTTTTGTCTTTAAACGACATTTCAATCACATCTCTTTCGGATGTTTGTTGAGCCGATGCTTGGATTTCCGTAGTGGTAGAGCTTGAAATTGTTGTAGTTGATTCCTCAGCGGTTTTATTGCCACCATCATTAGACGAGCAAGCCCCTAAAACAGCTAAACTCAAACCTAAAACCCCAACGCATAAAATAGACTTTTTCATTTCGTTTCCCTCTTTTCTGGTATAATATATTTGTGATCTCAGAAATGAGGTATGAGTCCGTGTTGCAGCACGGGCTTTTTTCTTTATAACTTTTTAGAGATTATAGGCAAAATAGTAGGGCATAAAAATATATTATTGAATTCCGTATTTAGAAAATCCTAATTGAACTTCACCGGAAGTCTTTTGCTGTGTTGTACGCAATGCTTCTTCTTCAGACATTCCATTCTGTACTTTCCATGCAACAGGCGACATCCCGTATTTGTTAACAAAATCAGTAAGTGATAAAGTGTCAGCGTCTTGCTGAGCGCTTGTTTGTTGGGCTTCTGGGTTTTGTTGTGATGCTGCTTGTTGTTCTTTCTGATCTTGACTGATAATATTGCCAGCATCATCTGTAGTCAATCCATTTTCATAAAGGGCCACGCCGAAAGCTTCCCACTCTTTGTTGGACCAATTTGCACGATCAGCTGGAGTTGACTGTAAAGTGCGTTGTTTCATCTGTTCATATGTTTCTTCTTGAGGTGCGGTTTGGATTGTATCCTGACTGGAGCTTATAACTGTTGGGCTAGGTTCCGCCGTAGCTTGGTTGGAGCTTGTAACAGTTGAACTAGAATCTGTCTTAGATGTAGATTTGCTAGTAGAGGAACTGGTTTCAGTTGCTTCTTTTGTTTTACTTACTTTTGTTTCTTGGTTAGAAGTGGCATCTGTTGACTCAGCTTTTTTATTATTTGAACAAGCTGAAAGTAGCAGAGCAGTACTTAACAACAACATAACGCTAACTTTTTTCATTTTATAATTCCTCTTTCTCGTTGTAATATGTGTGCTAACACGGGCTTTTTTATATAAGAAAACGATAAGCGCTTTCTGGAAGCCCGTAAAGATTCTTTAATTCCTCGATTTTTTTAGGATATTGATCATTATCTTCTTTATAAAGAGAAACAATGAGATTAGCAGCAAAGCAATTAGCTTCGCTTTCAGATTTGCTTCTAGATGTTCTTGTTGATACATAATAGCTGGATAAGCCACGATGAAAAATAGCGTGACCTAATTCGTGAGCGCAAATGTAGAATCTTTCCTCAGAGTCTCGCAGTTCATCATTTAAAAAGATTATCGCACGATCTCTAATTTCTTGAAACTGCCCCTTGGGATTTTCGATAAAAGGAACGTATTGAATTTTAATGCCCATCTTTTCACAAATATAAAAAGGATTAGCGGACTGGTATTTCCGCTTCAACTCCTCGACTAAATTAATCGTATCCATCTCCATAAGCTCACATCTTTTTGCCTTTTTCTTTGTCTTCTTTCACAATATCCCAGAAAGTCGCTATCAGGATATCTTTTACGCGCTGTATTTGTTCGGGTGTCAATGTTTCCCCACCATAAGACATATTAACATTTGAGTCTAGTAGTTTATCAAGTTCAACCACTTCCTCTTTTGTAGCCCATTTGGGAACATTATTATTTCCCAATAAATAATCAGTTGTGACACCAAAATAATCAGCAACTTTCTTTAAGTTCTCAGATTTTGGCGAGGCTTTATCCCATCTTCTTATTTGTCCATTAGAGATGCCCACCTGTCTTTCTACTTCTGCTATAGTCACATGCTTTTCGTCTGCTAATTCTTTAATCTTAGTAACTAAACTCATTATTATCAACCTTTCAAAGCTGAAAAGAAAATAAATAGCTTAAAAGTTATATTTTTGGTTGACAATTAGCTTTTAAGCTAGTATATTTAATTCGTAAGCTAAATTGTTAGCTAAATAAGAGCAACAAAAAACTCTACTAATTTAAAACATTCTCTCGGTCGCCAAACTTAGAAATGTTATTTTAGAGGCTTTTTATAAGTCTTATTTAACTATGTATTCATAATAGCTTAAAAGCTAATAGGTGTCAACGATTTAGCTAATTTTTTAGCTTACAAATTATTTGTTTAGAAAGGAGCTATTTTTATGTCTGAGAATTTAGACTTAAAAATTCGAGCGGAGATGAGAAAAAGAAGAATGACTTTCAAAGAACTAGCTGCGCTTGTTGGTATTTCAGGAGCTTATTTATCAGATATTCTAAACGGCAATCGCGATGGAAAGAAAGCACAGCAGCATATTGAAACTGTAAAAGATATTCTAGGAATTCGATAGGGAGGAAGCAACATGAACCAGGAACTAATCAACAAAAGCGAGCTAGATTCATTACTTGTAGGATATGTGCCTAAACGCTATCTGACTCAAAAAGAAGCAGTTCATTATACAGGAACGTCAGCAGGAACTATTAACGAATGGGTAAAAAAAGGGTTGAAAGTAATCATCTTCGGTGAAAATAGCCGTCCGAAATACGACATCAAAGATATTGATGAATTCATGTCGAAATATAAAGTTTAAGGAGGTAAGTGGATGGGAAAATTTAACAGAGCATTAGTATTCAGCGCACCGCTAATCATCTACGCTTTAGGACTTTGGGGAAGCAGGCAAGCGTTGATAGGAACGATCGTTTACATGGTCTGGATTTTTATGGGGCTTGATGAAGCTGAGTATAGAGCGAAAAAGCCAGTCGGGAGGGACTGACTAATGAGTAAGGACGATATTGTATTTCTGTTAACTATGTTTTGTGGGATTGGATCAATAATAATTAATTTGTATTTGATTATTAAAGAAAAATTTTTCAATTAAAATGAGTCTTTTAGCTTTAACACCTTTTTACTCAAATTATATCAAAAAGGAGAGAAGAAATAATGCAAGAATTAGTAATTTTGAAAAATAAAGAAGCTGTGACTACGAGCTTACAAGTTGCAGAAAGCTTCGATAAAAAGCACAGACATGTTTTGTCGGCTATTGATGAACTAAAAGAGGGGGTTGCCGAAAATTGGGCAGACCTATTTTGGGAAGATACTTATGTTCATCCTCAAAATAAACAATCATACCGAATTATTTATATGAATAGAGACGGCTTCTCTCTATTAGCAATGGGCTTCACTGGTAAGAAAGCTTTAAGTTTTAAACTTCAATATATTGAGGCCTTCAACAAGATGGAAAAAGAATTAAAAGACCAATTGCCATCAATTCCAGCAACTAAACGAGAAATGGCATTACTTGCTCTAGCTGCAAACGAAGAAACGAATGAAAGAGTAGACGCTATCGAGTCTGATTTAAACGATTTGAAGAACAATCAACTTCTAGCTGAACCAGATTACCGAACAATTTCTAATATGGTTCGCAACAAAATTAGAGTTATTTGTAATCAGCAGCATTTAAATAGCAAAGCAAAAGCAGAATTGTTTAAAGACTTGAATGGCGGAATTAAGCGAATCACTGGAGCAGTAGCTAGAAATCGTATCAAGGCAAAACAGTTCGATGATGTTATCGAGTTTATTAACAATTGGATGCCTTCTACAGCGACGATGACAATTATTAAGCAAATGGAGTTGTTAGAGGATGAATAGAGCTGAAGCGCTAAAAATAGGCGTAATAATTGCTAATCGCTGGTGGAGACACAATAAACCAATCATCCTAAGCCAACAACATATTGACAAGCAAAAAGCGTGGCAACAAATAAAAAAGTGACTCCGCCGGCAAGCAAAGAGTCACAAAGAAAACACATCATAAGGAGATTTTAGCATATGGAAAAAGAACTTTCCACTCTAGATCAATATTTGATTGATCCTGATTGGGGCAAGCCGAAAATTGAGGAAACAAGTGGTCGAAAAATCAGGCGAAATCTTTTGACGAATGAAGAACTAGCTTGTGATCAAGATGATTTAGGTAACCTTGTAACTATTTGGGATCATGTTTATCTTATCCATTTATCGAAGCATTCGAATAAACCTGAATATATTTACGTCATCGAAGATGGCTTGATTGATGCATTAGAAGAGTACGAAAGGGATAACTTGATCGATATCTCTTATTACGGACCAGGTAAGAAATACATTGCTGAAATGGAGGCAGAATTTGATGAGTGAAGGAACGAAACGCAACGATAACAAATTATTCAATAGTCTGTACAAGATAACCGTCAATGATGTTGTCGAAAAAAGAAACAAACTAACTTATCTGTCCTGGGCATGGGCGTGGGCAGAAGTCAGCAAAATCTGCGAAGAAGTAGACTACGAAATCTATCGTGATCCAGAAACGCATCGTCCATACCTCTTTGATGAAAAAACAGGCTATATGGTTTTTACCAGTATCACAGTCAACGGAGTAAAGCGTGACATGTGGTTACCAGTCATGGATGGTGCAAACAAGGCAATGAAAGATGAGCCATATACTTACGAAGTCAATGATTATCAGTGGAATAACGAAACGAAGAAAAAAGAGATTGTTGGAAAAATCGAAAAGCGAGTTGAAGCAGCAACTATGTTTGATATCAACAAAACGATCATGCGCTGTCTTGTAAAAAATCTAGCAATGTTTGGGCTAGGGCTATATATATTTGCTGGCGAAGATATGCCAGAAGATGTCTCGATGCTTGAACCAGCTACTCAAAGAAGCAAAAAGCTATTCTTGGATGCTTTACAACTGGTTGCTAACAAGTACGAGAAATCAATTGATGAAGCAATTGTTGCGTTGACTGATGCGGCTTCTATAACCGCTGATGACAGTAAATGGACCAAGAGAGACTTGGGCATTCTAAAACGAGGCGTTAATTGGCTTGAAGATCAGTACAGAGACGAAACAAAAGAGAAGTGATATGAGTGTTTAAACCATTAATCGATTCATATTCAGCAGTTCTGAAAAAGTTCAAAGGGAAAGACATAGGCGCAACCATCAATGAGGAAGTGAACATCGAGCGACTAAAGACGATGTATGACGGCTATGACGGTGATCGAGTCATCGAAATAAGATTTATTGATCCTAGACGTTTCACTGTACAGCAACGAAACTTCATCTATGCGCTCATAGGCGATATTTTCATCGATACAGGCATGCCAACGGACTTCTGGAAGGGAATTCTTCTACTTCCGTTTCGAAGGCGTCACAGGGCGCAAAATAAGCCTGAAAGATGAATCGAGTACAACTGTGAGTGATGCCAACGTCTTAGCAAATATCATCTTAGATTTCATCTTTGAACATCATATTCCTTTCAAAGAAGGTTATGAGATTTTACCAACGAATCAAGAGTATTACTTCTACAAATGCATCACAAAAAGAGTCTGCTGCATCTGTGGCAAAACAGGAGCTGACATCGATCACTTTGACAAAGCGCTAGGAAGACGAAAGCGCAAAGAAGTTGATCATTCAGAGTACACATTTGCAGCACTCTGCAGAATCCATCACACAGAGAAACACAAAATAGGTGTGATCAATTTTAAAAATAAATATCAAATCAAAGGAATCAAGTTAAACCAGGAGACAATCAAAAAGTTAAATATTGGAGGGTAAAAATGACAGAACATCGAAGTTATTATGCGATTATACCAGCCAACGTAAGGTACGACAAAAGACTTAAACCAAATACTAAGTTGTTATACGGAGAGATAACGGCCTTGTGTAATGAAAGAGGCTTTTGTTGGGCAGGCAATGAGTACTTTGCAGATTTATATGGTGTGAATAAAGAGACCATATCGCGATGGGTAAGTGATTTGATTAAGTTTGGATACTTGAATCGGGAAATCATTTACAAAGAGGGTACCAATCAAATAATCAATAGGTACCTACGAATTAATCAATACCCTATTGACGAAAAACGCAATACCCCTATTGACGAAAAAGTCAAAGATAATAATACATCTATTAATAATACATTTAATAATACAAAAGAATATATAAGAGAGTTACCACCTTCGAAAAAATCGAAGGCTAAGCCCATCCGCCATAAATACGGAGAGTATAAAAATGTTCTTTTGTCAGATGACCAAATGGAGAAACTCAAAACAGAATTCCCTAATGATTACCAAGAACGAATCGAGAGGCTATCTGAATACTGTGAGTCTTCTGGTAAGACTTATAAAAACTATTTGGCAACTATTCGAAGTTGGGCAAGGAAAGAAAAAAGTGAACCTAAGAACGCAAGCAGTGGATACAAGCGCACAGGAAGACGAGAGAAGCTTCCTGAATGGGCAATCGACCAAGAAGCCTATCTTAAGAAAAAAGCGCTAGAACGAGCTAATAGACAATCAAAAGCACCATTCTAAGAGGTGGAAAATTGAAGATCGATTATCTAGAACTAATTAATGAAATAGCAAAGTATAAAACTGGTGAGGAAATAGAAATTCTGAGAGACGTATATGATCAACTCGAAGAAGCTGGAATTGAAGGAATTAAGAATGATCGTTCGAGTTGGAGTAAACTCAGATACTATTTCGCACTCTATATCGATGCAACACAATTAAGAAATTTAGCTTATACAAAATTACTATTTGTTGATTGCGTCAAAGGATTGCAAAAACATCTTAGTGAACTTAAGCAGGTGTAATCAGATGGACCTAAAGACATTTACAGCACAGATTGAACTAATGCATCAAGAAGCTTTAAGACAAAGTGTGTCGTACGAAGACAAGTGGCTCAACACGTTTCATGGCGGACGTGAGAGCGCACTTGATCAAGTACTCAAATTATTGAAAGGAGAACGTCAGGATGGATAAGAAAGCAGCAATGAAACGAATCATCGAACTGACACATTCTGAAAATTGGCAAGAAGACAAAGAAATAGTTGCAGAAGTCCAAAAGCTCGGCAAATCAATGTGGACTGAAAAAACCAAACGGAGAACGCCGAGAAAGATTGCAATCTGGCATGGCGACCGAATTCTAGTAACAGGTACTGCTGAACAGTTATCTGAAATTACTGGTCTGAGCAAAAACATCATCTGGGATAGAGCGAAGAATATGGATATTGATTCTAAAGGTCGTCAATTTAGGTATGTGGAGGAGAAATAATGAATCTCATTACACAATACAGTGATATCATCCTCAAGAAAATCATGATGAAGATTCAGAAAGACAAAAAATCAAAAGAACGAGCGGAATTAGTTAAGTTGGAAATGGCTGAAACAGGAGCAGGAGTGCGAAGTAGCAGGCATTGGAAAGCAGCAGCAAACATTGAATTTTATTACAACGAAATTCAAAAAGGGTTCGATCAGATGCGTGAGCTGGATCGGCAAACAAATTGGAGCAAGAAACTTCATCAAGATCGTTTCAAATTTGTAGAAAAGTATAGAGAGATACTAGACGAATATATGGAGGAACAGCGATGAATAAACAAATAGAAGAACCGCAGAAGTCAGTTGTGCCACAATCCATAGCGGTATTAATAGAAAAATACAAAGAAGATGATGTACAGCTAACTGATATTCTTGTTTGTTTTAAGGATTGGTCAGAATCAGAAGAAGGTGATTACAGAGATGAGATTAGTTGGGTAGTTGCAAATCCAGAGACGTTCATGCGTGCTTGGCTAATTGGCTACGAGGTCGAGAAAGAGCCACAGTACATGGTCCCATTGCTAACAGACAAAGAAGGTAACAAAAAGATACTTGTCGAGCGTAGGGAGAGTACGACATCATTTGGGATTATGAGAATGAGGACGACTGGCATGAGTTGCTGACTGAAGAACAGATTAAGTCAGTGAATCCTGATTATTGGAAGTTTGCGGAGCTTTATGAGGTTAGTGAGGATGAAAAGGAATGATCTACTCATATGTCTTTGTAATGCTTTTCGTTTTTAAGCGGGTAATTATTTTAAAGGAAAATAAAAAGCCAATCCAACGATTGGCTAAGATCATTTCTTCTTATCTATAAAGAAGAGAATCAATATATAGAAAATGATAGAACACACCAAACCTTTTAAATAAAAGTTATATTGGTGAACTGATTCTGCGTAGGAATACTCAATAATTCGTGAAATAAAGTAAAACACAGGAGCAGAGCAAAAAAGTAAAAAAATATCGTATTTGTTCCATTTGGTAAAGAACCATAAAAAGATGAGAACATCGAAAATAGGAATCCAAAACAATAGTTTGCTTAATAGTATCAAAATACCATCTCCTAGTTCTCCCACATATTTGATATAGTAGCACTTTCGAAAGCAAGGAAAATGAAAGTATAATAATAAAATCGATAGTTATTTGTAATAAAACAGGTAGATAGAATAAATACTGTAGATACTAAAACAGACAGCCGACCACTGACTGCCTATATAAGAGTATTGAAATAAAAAGCTGCTGATATAATAAATTCGACAAGTTTATTATATCACATAAAGGAGCGGTTTGACTTGATGCAATTGTTACGAGAGGTAGATTTCAAACAGACAAGATGTAATGCGAGAGATGTGCTGAAGAACTTTCGGCGCTTGGAGCGGATGGCAGGTCGCTCTTTGATAGATATTAAGTCTCCTATCATAACCGATATGCCGAAGGCACCGAAGCACGGCAATAAGGCAGAAGACGCAATCATTCAGATGATGGATATAGAAGCGGAGAGAGACGCGATTTTAGCGGCTTTGATGGCACTTAGTCTAATTAGTCGTCAGATACTTTACTATAGCTTTTGTGTGCCAGATAGCTTCTCAAACTACAGAATTAGCCGTGAAGTGGGTTATTCAGAAAGAAGTATACAACGGATGAAGTCGGAAGCTCTAATAGAGTTTGCAGAAGCATATAAACACGGAAGAATAATTGCTTATAAATAATTTGGCGGTTTTTTGGCGGAATGATGGCGGTTTTTAGCTATTTACCAGTGATATTATGGTAGTGTCGAAAGATTAGTGATAGGTCTGAGACAAAATAATAATAAAAGGAACATCGTTTTATTATTGTTTCACAATTAAGCTTCGATAGACAGCAACGGAAATATTAAGAATAAGGATGTGAATTTTAACTCCTTCTAAATTGTTCTTATTATCTATCATCCGTTGCTGTCTATTGTCATCATGTCGCTGTGGCGGAAAGGTAATGCTTAAAAATAAGGTCAATACGTCGAGGGATAACCTAACGTTTTATGATTTGACCATGCAATGTTCGATTCATTGCCAGTGACTTTAGCAACTGAGGGTTGGAAATGGGCGCTCAAAGTACACGAGCAAGGCGAGGTCGATAGTAATCGATGGAATCGGTGTAGGCTGCTTGATAGAGCTATAACTGCATCTCATTGCTGAGGCGTAGTTTTTACATATTAGATCACTCGTTGAGTGGTCTTTTTTATCTGAAAGGAGTTTTATCTATGAATGAAAACCAATTAAGAGAGTTATTTAAAACGAATGAAGCAAACCAAACCATGGAGGCGACATTCTATGAAACTCAAAAAAGCTTAGCGTTAATCGCAAAACAAGCCAAGTATTTCTATGACCAGCTTATTCTACAAGGGTTTAATAAAGGACAGGCTATGGAATTTATGATGCGAACCTTTTCTGCCAATAACCAACAGAAAGAGTGAGACATGATGAGAAACTACTGGTATATATCACTAACTAATGAATATCCTCGAACCATTGATGATTGTTCAGTGCGTGTTGTGCGTTCTGTACAAATCAAAGGGAAGTACTCTATTGTCGAAATGCTAAGAGAAGCTACACCAAACGAAGTGGATAAATGCAAGCTGATATATTGCGGTCATGGCTATTGGAAAGACGAGTATATCCAATACAACATAGAGAGGTGGATAGGATAGAGAGATGAGTTACCTCGAATATTTGAAACGTTGCTACATGCATTCTAAGAACAAACTTCCTGACAGCTACACAAAAGAAGAAATTGTCCTTCACGTGCTAAAGACAGAAAGCAGTCATACGAATGCCTATGTGGATACATACAGCAAGGCAGAGCAGATGGAAGGCTGGACAAGATTCTTTGGGTGGGTACACGAGAATGCCTAAAAGGAAATGCTCGGTCGCTTGGTGTCGTGAGTATGTAGACTTGCCCGAAAGATATTGCGAGAAGCACAAAGGTAATGCGGATAAAACATACAATAGAGAAGTGAGATATAACAAAGACAACATAAGGTATGCTCGCTTCTATGCTTCAAGCCAATGGAAGAAGCTAAGACGTACCAAGCTGGCAGACCAACCGCTATGTGAGGAGTGTTTGAGAAATGGGAAGATAACCAGTGCTACGATAGTCCATCACAAAACGGAAGTAAAAGAAGATTGGGATAAAAGGTTAGACTACGATACGTTAGAAAGTATTTGCCAGTCGTGCCACAACAAAGAGCATAAAAAGGCATATAACCGTAAAAGGCTCTAATTTGCGTTCTAAGGCGTTTCACCTAAAGTGTATATAAATATATACTAAATAATAGTTTGGATAAAAATATCCCCCCTATGTCGCTAGAACGAAGAAAATCGATGCCCTCCCTTGTGTAAATTAAATTCCCTATAAAAACTTTGTAAAGACTGAAAGAGGTGATGATGTGGGACGAGGAAGACCTAAAAAATTACTCGATGCAAGCAAAAAGAATTACACAAAAGAAGAAATAGCGATCAAGAAAGCAGAAGAAGAAAAACTCTATAACTATCCAAGATTGGACTTTTCAATTTACCCGATCGGTTTGCTAGAAGAAGCACAAAAAGAATGGGATAGAATCTCTCGCTACATTCAGGACTTGCCTATTTCAGAACTAGACCAACAAACAATGATTCGCTACTGCAACTACTCGTATCTGTACGACAAAGCGAGCAAAGAGTTAGACGAACAAGGTTTTTTGATTGATGGTCGTAAGAATCCTTTGATCGATACTGTCAATTCATTCTCGAAAGAACTAAAAACAGCCACTAATGATTTAGGGCTGACAATCAACTCTCGGTTAAAGATCGTTAATCCTCAAGAGTTAGAGAAAGAGCCTGACGACCCTTTTGCTGAAATGATGAACGAAGTTGATAGTGATGATTGATCACGTTCAAAAATACATCGATGCAGTGGAAGCAGGCGATATTTTAGTTGGAGAGAAAATACAGCAAGCTATTGATCGTCATAAATCAGATATTGATAAATCGAAGCAAGATGATTATCCATTTTATTATGATCCAAAATATGCGAAAAATATTGTTAAGTTCATTTCAATGCTTCCTGACCCAAAATCTGGCAAGCCGAATAAACTAGCTAAGTTTCAAAAATTCATTTTAGGCATGCTGTGGGGCTGGCGTAGAAAAAAAGATAATACTAGACGATTCAGAAAGGCTTACCTCTCGCTTGCGCGTAAACAGGGTAAGTCTTTAATTGTATCTGGAATCGCGTTGTATTGTTTGATCTATGAGCGCAATCCGTTTCAAGCAAGACAGATATATGCCACAGCCAATAAACGGGACCAAGCGAAAATTGTTTTTAATATGGTTAAGTCACAATTAAAAGCGTTAAGAAGCAAAAGCAAAGCAATTCAAAAGTTTACGAGGGTTCTTCAGAATGAACTCGTTACAACTGACGATTCGTTTATGAAGCCGCTGTCCGCTGATGCAGATACATTAGATGGCTTAGATACATTATTAGGTATTTTTGACGAGTATGCCCTGTCTAAAACAACGGAAATGATGGATGTTATCGAAACGTCAATGGGGCAACAAATCGAACCGCTAACGATTATCATTTCAACGGCTTCAAGCAAACTAAACTATCCAATGTACTCGATAGAGTATCAGTATGTAACGAAGTTGCTAAAAGAAGAAGTGGTAGGCGATGAGTATTTAGCGCTATGTTGGGAACAGGACAATGCTAAAGAAGTAGCGGACACTGATATGTGGATAAAGTCCAACCCATTAATGGAACTATCAGAACAAAAAGAACGACTAACTGAAAGCAAAAAACGACTTTTAGACGAAGGAAAAGCAAAAGGAAGTATATCAAACGTTCTTACTAAAGAATTCAACATATGGGTTCAATCTTCACAAGAAAGTTATATGAGTGAAGAAGAGTGGACTTCTGCCGTTGCTCCTGATTACATCAAACAAACGGACTTAACAGGGCGTGAGATTTACATCGGTGTCGATTTGTCACGAGTGAATGACTTAACTTCTATTTCGTGGGTCATTCCAATCAGAGAAGAAAGTAAGTTTTTTGTTGATAGCTATTCCTTTGTAGCCAATCGTGGCGGAATTGAAGCAAAAGAAAAAGAAGACAAAACGCCATACCGACAATATGAGCAAGCAGGCTATTGCACGATTAGTAGTAGTCCAGACGGATTGATTGACTATCACGATTTAGTCAATTGGCTTACTGATTTCATCGAAAGTAATAACTTTGAGCTAAAAGGTATCTTTTACGATCCGTATAATGCTGGTAATGTTATTACTGATCTATCGAAATTCTACGAGAAAGAAATGATTGAAGTGCGACAAGGGCTGATAACTTTGAACGTTCCGACAAAACAATTTAGAACGGACGTTATTAAAGGGAAAACAGTCCATTCAAACAATCCACTGCTTAACAGAGCAATCAGAAACGCAATCACCAAAGAAAACAACGATACAATCATGATTGATAAGGCAATGAATCGAAATAAGATTGATCCTTTAGATGCGTTGATTAATGCTTACACGCAGGCAATGTACCATGATTTTGATGAAGAAGATATCAATGAATTGATTGAAAGGGGCGAGTATGGCTTTGGATGGTAACAAGTTAAGACTAATCGTGATTATTTTGTATGTTTTAGGGCTAGTTTCATTCATAGCCGCAGCTTTTTTGTTTAACCAGATTATCGGATTCCTGACGGTGGGCATTAGTTTAATGTTTACCGTTTTTATTTTGGTTCGAGAATCAGAATTATAGCTGAAAGGAGGTGGGATAAATGGGTTTATTTTTCCAAACGGAAAAACGTAGCTTGTCCAGTCGTTCGAGTACAATGCTCGACTTCATTTCAACTGTAAATGGGAACACGACCATCAACTTTGACGGAGAAACGGCACTAGAACAGTCTGATGTGTTTACAGCGGTAAAGATATTGGCTGGAGATATTGCCGCCAGCAAGTTCAAATTTTCCGATAATAAGCAAGCAGACATTCGAAAGTTAGACATGTTGAACAAGTGCCCAAACGCAAGTATGACACCATATTCTTTCATGTTTGCTATCACGGCTCAAATGCTTTTGTCGGGGAATGCTTTTGCGATCATTCATGAAAATAGCTTAGAGTTTGCTAAACCGTCACAAGTCGTCGTTTACGAAGATTTAGAGACAGGTGTGTTGCGGTATGAGTACACAAACAAAGCAGGAAATTCGTACCGTGTTGATTCTAGCGAGATGTTGCACTTCAAATATATAACTGTAAACGGAAAAACCGGTATCAGTCCATTGGATGCACTCAAAACAGAACTTTCCATGCTCGACAATGGGAACAAAATGCTAAGCTCCTTCTTCAAGAAGGGGATTCAAGCAGGCGGAGTTTTGAAGCTCAATAAAGGTACGCTGAATAACAAGTCTAAAAAGCAAATTAAGCAAGACTTTGAAGAAGTAAACAGCGGTGCTTCAAACGCTAATAGCGTAATTGTTTTGGACGATACACAGGAATTCAAACAGTTTGAGCTAAATACGGATATTTTGAAGATGATTCAAAACAACGTGTACTCGACAAAACAAATTGCTAAAGCGTTCGGCATTCCTTTGTCACGTTTTGGTATGGAGTTAGTCAATACCAAAGACGATTCGGCTAACGATTCCTACGTTTCTAGTACGCTTAGGGCGCTCTCACAGATGATTACAGACGAGTTAGCAATCAAGTTAGGTATTAATGTAGAACTTGACTTCTCTACGCTTACAGGGCAAGACAAGGCTTCTAGGATGAATAAAGCAATGGAAGACGGCAATGGCGGAGACGGTTATCTACTGATTAATGAGGTCAGAGATTATTACGGATTGCCAAGCATTCCTAATGGGGATGTTTTGTACACGAAAACCACAGCGAAAGGAGGTGGGAATAGTGGAAATGGAAATTCGGAGTTTAGCGGAAATCCAGTCAACGGACAATCGAACGATTGAGGGCTACGCAATGAAATTCAATTCGTTGAGCAGAGACCTTGGGGGGTTCAAAGAAATAATTTCGCCACAAGCGTTGGATACAACCGATTTATCAGATGTTCGCTGTTTTGTCGATCATGATTCAAGTATGGTTTTAGGAAGAACGTCATCGCAAACGCTAGAGTTGGAAGTGGATGACGTAGGACTTCATTTCAGATGTCAACTGCCAAATACTTCTTACGCCAACGATTTGTACGAATCCATAAAACGTGGTGATATCAACGAATGTTCGTTCGGTTTTGCCGTAAAAGATGATTCTCAAACGTGGGAAAACCAAGATGGAATGTATATCCGCAATCTAAATAAGATCGATGAATTATTCGAAATATCGATTGTTTCGATCCCAGCTTACGAAGGAACGGATGCAGTCTTAGCGCAACGATCATTGAAACGAGTAATCAATGAAAAAGAAAAACGAAAATTAGAGATAGAACTAGAGCTTCTAAATTACTAGAGGTTCTTTTTTTATACAAAAAAATAAGGAGTGAACACATTGGGTAACGAAAAGTTAAAAGCAGAAGCGCAAAAAGCGCTTGATGCAGGCGATTTGGAAAAAGCAAAAGGCTTGTTAGCTCAGATTCGGGCTAATAAAGAGCAAGAAGAAACGCAAGCACAACTCAAGACAGAGCTAGAAGACGAACTAAAAGGTCTAGGAGCTTCTGATGAGCCTAAAACAGAGCCTGAGACAGAAGAACCAACTGAACCTGAAAAGGATAAAGAACCTGAAAAAGAGAAGGAAGTACCACCTATTCCGCCTAAAAAGGACGAAAAAAAGAAAGAAGAGGAGAAAAGATCAATGAAATCAATGGAAGTTATCCTAAACGACAAAAAAGAAACATACACACGCTCAATCAATCAATTCATTCGTACAAAAGGAGAAAAACGCGACGGATTGACAACAGTCGGAGCAGAAGCAGTTATTCCAGTTGACCGTATCACTAAACCAGAAAAACAACCCGAAACAGTTGTCGACTTACGTCAACACGTAGGACGTGTGCCAGTAACAACAGGTACAGGATCATATCCAATTTTGAGAGCTAACAAAAATAAAATGATCTCTGTGGCTGAATTGGCTAAAAACCCAGCGTTAGCTAACCCTGAATTTACAAAAGTAAACTACGAAATTGACACTTACCGTGGATACATTCCAGTTTCTCAAGAAGCATTAGACGATTCAGATATCGATTTAGGCGGATTGGTTGCTGAATACATTCAACGTCAATCTTTGAATACATCAAACGCTGAAATCGCTAAAAAATTACAAACAGCAACAGCGAAAACAGTGACTGATATTGATGGTTTGAAAGATATTGTAAATGTAACGATTGACCCAGCTTACAACGTGAAATTCATTGCTTCTCAAAGCTTCTTCAACGAGTTAGACAAAATGAAAGATAATGACGGACGTTACTTGTTACAGCAAGACGTTACAGTTGCTTCAGGATACAAACTATTAGGGCGTGAAGTTGTCGTAATGGCAGATGATGTAATTGGAACAAAAGCAGGCGACAAAGTAGCATTCGTGGGCGACCCTTCACTTTTTGTTAAATACTTTGACCGTCAACAAGCTTCAGTGCGTTGGGTAGATAACGATGTATATGGTCAATTATTGGCAGGTTTCGTTCGTTTTGACGTTCAAGTGGCAGATAACACAGCTGGGTTCTACGTGACGCTTGGCCCAAAAGCATAGACCCATCCGGCGTAACGTTAAACAAAACAACGACTACGCTTACGGTGGGGGCATCAGAAACACTGTCAGCGACTGTCTCGCCAGTTGACGCAACGGACAAATCAGTTAAATACAGTTCAAGCGATGAGACAATCGCCACGGTAACGCCGGTTCAAGGCAAAATCACAGGTATTGCAGCTGGTACAGCAACAATCACTGCAACAACTGCAAACGGAAAAACTGCGGTGTGTGAAGTTACCGTAACTGCTGAATAGGCGGTGATAATATGGAATTAAGCGAATTGAAAAACTTTTTGCGAGTGGATCATGACTTGGATGATGATTTGCTCGCAATGCTCCAAAAAACAGCAGAAAAATTCATTTTAGGCTCGATTGAGGTAGAAATGACTGTTGATGAACGCTTTGATTACGCTGTGACGTTGCTTGTTTCTAACTGGTACGAAAACAGGATAGGTACTTCTACGCAGGCGCTGAATGAAATTCCGTTCGGCGTAACTGCGCTTATCCAGCAGTTGAGGGGGTTGGAACATGGCGCTAATCAAGACGAGTGATCTAACGCAACGTGTGGAAGTTGTAAAGGTTACTAACGGGAAAGACGAAGATGGTCAACCAATCAAAACAGAAAAAACGATTTTTTCGTGTTGGTCTTGCGTTCAAACACAACGCTTGAGTGATGTAAAGGCGTCAATCGGGACCGTCTTAGAAGGCACACTAACGTTCATTATTCGCTATCAGCAAAAAGCGGAACTAGAAAACGACATGAAAGTAAAATGGCGAGGCAAACTTTTTGAAATCATTACGATTACGAAAGGCGAGTTTGCGAAGGACTTTACGACTGTTATTGCGAAAGAGGTCCAAAAATGAGTGTAGAAGTCGATGCAACCGAAGTGTACAAAGCGCTTAGGGAAGTAAAAGCGAACGTTCAACGAGTGGAAAGCCCAGCACTTAGAAAGGCTGGGGAGTACGCTCAAGAAAAGTTACGACAAAACACACCTTACTGGGATGGAACGAAGTCAAACGGTAAACGTGGTTCGTATATGCAAGAACATGCTAAGAACCATGTGGTTACAAGCTCGGTAAAAAACGGATTGATAGAAGTCGGCTATGACAAAGATGTTTCTTGGCGGATGCACTTTATCGAGTTTGGAACAATCAAACAACGTCCAAAAGGTTTCGTACAAAAAACACAAAAGCAAATCGAAAAACAAGTAACACAAATCATTGCTGACGAAGTAAAAAGGAGGCTAGGGCTTTGAAAACGGCAGTATCACAAGTCTATTCAATTCTGAATAGCAATGAAAAAACAAAGAACATTGATTTTTACACCAATAGTGTTCCGGAATCGGCTCAAACAGTACCTAGCCTTCCAGTTGGCAGAATTACAGAGATATCCGGCAACTATGAAGATTTCGCAAGCAATAATCCTTTGACCATTCAATTCAACGTACAAGTAGATGTATGGGTGTCGACCTTAAAAGAGGTTGATGCCTTTTATTTCACTCTCGATGAGGTTATGAGAGGGAATGGTTGGCAATGCGCATACACGGAACAAACAGATGACGAGGACTTGAAAGGTGCAAAGCGGATTATCAAACGATATGTAGCAAATATTTCACTAAACTAAAAGGAGAGAAAATAGATGGCAACAGTAGGATTTGAGAGCGTCATTTTTGGCGTAAAAACAGGTGTAGGTGGCACTCTAAAAGAATTAGTAGCAGATAAGTCGAAAGGCGGAGCGATCGAAGCTAAAATCACTGGATTAGGCGCAACTTCTAACACGACATACGCTTCAAACGTACCATTCTTCATTGCAAGTAAAGGGGTTTCGTCACCAAAAGTTACGCTTGACGTGGCAGACTTAATGGATAACGGCATTTACAGCGAAATCATTGGCGCTAAAACCGTGGATGGTGTAAATGTAATTGGTTCAGAAACTGAAGCACCTTACGTGTCGGTAGTCATGGTTACAGCGAACAAAGAAGGAAAACGCTTATTCATGGGATTGGCAAAAGGAAAATTCAGTCATCCAGATATCGACATGAAAACAGCTGAAGACAAAGGGGTAGAATTGCAAACCGATTCTATCGAAGGAGAATTCATTTCTGATGAACGTGGCTATGTATACTTAACAGCCGTAGAATCAGAAGAAATGACCTTACAAAAATTCAAGGACTTGGTAAATAACAAAGCGGGGGAGTAGTTAACCCTGCATCTACACCAATTAAAGAAGATACAGGGGCAGCAACACAAACAGAGGGTTAGCCAGTCGGCTAGCCTTATTTTTTGTAAAAACAAGGAGGAAAACAAATGATTGAATTGCAATTGAAACTTGACGGAAAGAAAAAAACATTCAAACAACAAGATATTTCAGCACGTGCAATGCGTGAGTGTATCAAATTTTACGAGAAAGCGGAAAAAGCAGACCTAACTGATTTAGAAGCAATTGATTCAATGATTGCAATTACAGCAGATATTTTTCAAGATCCAGCAGTTACATTTGATGCTATTTTAGACGGTTTGACTGCGAGCGAGTTAGTACCGGCATTAGAAAGTGTTTTTGAACAAATCAATGAACTGGGAAACAATGAAAAAAAGCAGACGGCAAGCAAAAAGAGATAAGTTTTTCTGAAGCTAGGAAAGCAATGGATCAAATCTACAAAGATTTAATCGAAGCAGGTTGGACGATGAGAGATGTGGACGAAGCCGACTATCATTATTTGTTACACCTTTTTGGAGAAGTGGAGAGTGGCGAAGAATATGTAGATGGTGCTGATTTCATCAAACAATTTTTATCGGCTGAAGACTTGGTAAAACTTGAGGAAGGAGGTAAATAATGGCAGGAAAAGGACAACCGGCAGGAAATATCAAGTTAGGAATTAGTTTAGATGACACTAACTTTGGTAACACGCTGGACGAAATCAATGCGAAAGTCAAACAAGCAGAATCGAATATGCGTGCCAATCTAAAGGCTTATGATTCAGCAGGACGTTCATACGAAGCACTTAGTCAAAAGACGAAAGACTTGTCTACGGTTATGGAAGGGCAAAATGCCAAAGTAAGAGAATTAACAAAGCGCCGTGATGAAGCGATTGGCAAGTATGGCGAGGAATCGAAACAAGTTGCTAACCTTAACACACAGATAAACAATGCTACTGCAAAATATAATGCTTACAGTCGCCAGTTGAACGACACAAAAAAAGAATTGGTGTATTCCAAAACAGCCATCAATGATTTATCTAATGAAATCAAAGAAAATGAACGACAAATGAACGCCGAAGTCAAAGCGTTGAAAGCCGCTGGTGATGAATCTGGTGCGTTTGAAGCAAAACAAAAAGGGCTTGCCAAACAAACGGAATTATCCGAGAAAGCTATCGAAGAACAACGCAAAGTTGTGAAACTGATGGCTGATGAGTTTGGCGATTCAGCAAATGAAACCGAAGATGCAAAAAGGGCATTAGAAAAGTTAGAACGACAAAGCCAAATATCTAGCAGGCAATTAGAAGCACTCAAAAGCTCCAGCGATCAATCAGGAAAAAAAATAGAAGATTTTGGCGACAAGTCCACAAGGTCAGCTAGGAAACTGGACGGACTAAAAGACAAATTAGGCTCGCTAAAAAGCGCATTTTCGTTTGGTGCAGTTGCTGGATTAGCGCATAACGCTATTAGCAGTGTAGTAAGTGGCGTGCAAGGCTTGGTTGGCGAAGCAGTAAACGCATCGGATTCATTGATGAAGTTTTCCAAAACCATGGAGTTTGCTAACTTTGGGAAGTCACAGATAGAAAGCTCGAAAAAAGAAATGAAAGACTACGCCGATAAGACGGTTTATGGTTTAGAAGAAATTCTGAACACAACCGCACAATTGGCATCTAATGGGATTCCTAACTATACAGAACTAACCAAGGCGGCAGGTAACTTGAATGCCGTTGCAGGCGGTTCTAGTGATACATTCAAATCCGTTGCCATGATGCTAACGCAGACGGCAGGAGCTGGGAAACTAACAACTGAAAACTGGAATCAATTAGCAGATGCGATACCGGGTGCTTCAGGACTGTTACAAGACGCTATGTTGAAAAACGGAGCTTATACAGGAAACTTCCGTGATGCAATGGCGCAAGGTCAAATCACTTCTGATGAGTTTAACCAAGCGATTGTACAGTTAGGTATGAATGACGGAGCAGTTAAAGCAGCTACTTCCACAGATACATTGAGTGGTTCTTGGGAACAGATGAAATCTACTGTAATAAATGGGTTACAAAGTATCATAGACAAAGTAGGCGTTGAAAATATCACTGGTTTCATCAACAGAGTAACAAAAGGGATTGAAAATTCTATTCCTAAAATTACTCAATTTATAGGTTGGTTGAGAGATATTGGAACGTGGATCGTTGAAAATAGAGAGCCACTAACATGGATTGTCGGAATCATAGGCGGAATTACATTAGCAGTAAAAGCATTGAACGTAGCAAGTATGTTGCTGGCAATTACTGGCGGAACATTGGCAGCCCCTTTTGTGGCGATTGGTGTAGCATTAGGCGCACTAGCAGGTGCTTTGGTGATAGCTTATACAAAATCTGAAACATTTAGAAATATAGTCAATGCGGCTTTTACAGCTGTGAAAAACGTAGTTATGAGCGTTATCAATAATTTGGTGGAATACTACAAAATGTTGTGGAGCGTGTTGCAGTGGCTTTGGGAAAAAATAAAAGAATGGGCTTCATGGATTGGCAATAAATTCATTGAAATGAAGAACAGCGTTGTGAATACGGTTCAGAACCTATGGAATGGTGTGAAAAACTTCTTCAGTAATGGCGTTGGAGACACTTGGAATAAGGTAGTCGGTTGGGTAAAAAACATTTTCAACAAAGCAACTGAATTGAAGAACAAAGTTTCTAATGTAATTGGTAACTTGTGGAACGGTATCAAAGACACATTCCGTAGAGGTATCGATACGGTATTCAATTGGTTTTCAGAACTACCAACGAAGATGAAGAATGCCATTATTGGCGGTAAAAACGCCATTGTTGATGCGTTCAAAAGTATTTTCAACGCAGCACTTAAAGCGATAGGTAAACCAGTTAACGCAATCATCCATGGAGCTTCATGGGTACTAGAAAAACTGGGTGCTGACAAACTCAAAGAATGGAAAGTGCCACAATACGCAAAAGGAACACCAAACGGAGGTCATCCGGGCGGGCCTATGATGGTAAATGACGGTAGAGGTGCTGAAGCGGTAATCACACCTAACGGACAAGCATTTATCCCACGAGGGCGAAATGTAGTGTTGAATGCGCCAAAAGGCACACACGTTCTAACAGCTGAAGAAACAGCTTATATAACTGGAAACAAAGCACCAAGATATAGATACGCCAAAGGTACAGGCTTTTTCGGAAATCTATGGAACAACGTCAAAGGATTTGCTGGAGATGTTGGAAACAAGCTGAAAGATGTAGTCGGCGATGTATGGGATTTTGTAACAGATCCAGGGGCATTAGCTAGGAAAGTATTAAATGGTCTTGGCGTACTGGAAGGGCTTGTCAAATATCCTTTAGACGTTGGTAAAGGTATTCTAAGCAAGGCTACCGAAGCATTGACGAACAAAATCACAGAACTATTCAGCAGCGGCAGCTTAGACACTTCAATGGGCATGCAAGGGGTTTACAAATACTTAGCGGACGTTGCAGTTGCAGTAATGAAGAAATTCCCAGGCTTTCAAGTAACCTCAGGTTATCGAGAGGGCGATCCATACTCACACGGAAAGCACAACGCAATTGATATTGCGCTACCGGGAGTCGTGAATGGTTCCCCTAGATACACAGAAGCAGCCAATTACGCATTTGAGAAGTTTGCAAACAAAATCGGCTATGTTATCACAAATGGTAAGGTTCGTGACCGTTCAGGACAATCAGGTACAGGTGTGCATGATGATTGGCGTACATGGCCTGATGGCGACCACTACGACCACGTGCATTTGAACGGTGTTAGAGATCCGCAGGGCGGACTTGTTAGCGGTGGCGATAGCGTTGGTGGGAGTGGCGTAGAAAGATGGCGTAATGTAGCAATTAGAGCATTGAAAATGACTGGTCAATACAGTGCAGGAAATCTAAATGCATTACTAAATCAAATGCGTACAGAGTCAAATGGTAATCCTAAAGCGATTAACAACTGGGATATTAACGCTAAAAAGGGCACACCTTCTAAAGGATTACTCCAAGTAATTGACCCAACATTTAGAGCATATGCAATGCCAGGCTTCAATAGTAATATCTATGACCCATTATCTAACATTCTTGCTTCCATCAGATATGCGTTGTCAAGATATGGATCACTAAGGGCAGCGTATCGCGGAGTTGGTTACGCAAACGGTGGAATTGTAAACCAACATCAAATTGCGGAAATCGCAGAAGGAAACAAGCCAGAAATTATTATTCCGTTAGATAAGGCTAAACGATCAAGAGCGATGCAGTTGCTTGCGATTGCTCAAGATAAGTTAGGAGTAAAACCAAAAAGCATAAATAATAGTAGCGATTCGAGCGGAACGTTAGAAACATTAGTTTCACTGATGATTCAGCAGAATAACTTGCTATCTAAACTTTTAGCAAAAGACACAAGTGTCAAACTTGATGGTAAAGCAATTGCAGACAATACAAATGGATACTTAGGTAACCAGTTGAAACGTTCGCTATATACAACAGGTTAGGAGGGATAAAGTGAATGGCTATTTAATCGATTTTCGCTTCATAAAAAATCAAGAGATAGTATCTCTAAAAGAAAAATTGGGCATAGAGTGTATTTCTTTTGCACGAAAAGCACCACAACTAAACGTAGAATACCAAGAATTTTCAGGGTCAAACGGTTCGAGAGAAGTCGAAAAAAGTTTCAAATCGTTCACTATCGAAGTGGAATTTTATGCTGAATTCAAAAATATGTATGATTATCAACTAAAAGAAACTGAATTATATGCGTTTCTATTCGATGACGAAGGATATTATGTTTTTACAGATAGAGAACCGGGCAAAAAATACTTTGTCCGTCCTAACTCAGTAGAAGTGAATGAAGTTGGTCTAAGATATGCAACTTACAAGGCGACTTTCACTGTTTTTAGAGGTTGTTCCGAATCGATGGCTTCCACGTTATCGGATTTTTCACTGTCTAATGAATGGCAATTTTCACAAGGTCTAGTTGCGGAAGATTATAAGTATACGCACCGAACCAGTAATTTTATCATTTATAATGCTGGCGATTTTGCTATTGATCCACGTGAACATGCTCTAAAAATCACTTTGGAAGGTGAATCAGAAGGCAACGTGACTATTTTCAACAAAACGACAGGGGAACGATTCATCTACTATCCGGAGTTTTCTACGTTGCTAGGCCAAACTTTGACTTTAGACCGTGTTTATCCGAAGTTGAACGGTGTAAATTGCGGAATTGACACGAATTTAGGTTTGATAACGTTAGCGGTTGGAACGAATGAAATTGAAATACAAAATGTTACTAGAATGGAGTCAAAATGGGACTTCAATTTTTTGTATAAGTAGGTGGGAATTTGAAAGATATTTTTATCCAAGACTACGAGAAAACAAAAAAAGAAATATTGACTGACTACGATAAAAGTACATTTACTGAAAATTGGCAAGAGAACGAAACGTGGGAAATTTCGTTCACTATTGTCAAAACAAAATTCAATGAATTGGCTTTTGATTTAGTCGATTATGAAAATTCAGTATTTTTCAATGGACAAGAGTTTATCGTAAAACAAATGGGCGTTTCTGCCGAAGGGGCAGCAATCACAAAAACAGTTACAGCCACGCACATTTACTACACCATGCAAGATGGCTTTCAGTACGACACAATCACAGGAACACGCTCTATCAACCAACTGCTAGCGCATGTTTTCAAACCTGATAACCGTGGATTTACATGGAATGTTGTAGATCCGAACAAGAAGTTTTTGCCAGTTGAACAAGAAAACTTCGGGAATGGGAACTATTTGAAACTGGTTGAAGAAATTTTGAAAGACTACGATGCGATAGTGATTCCGGACAACAAAAACCTTACTTTCTTCCCTCGTTCAGAATATGGTAAAAAAACTGAAGAACAAATACGCTACAAATACAATACCGATTCCGTGAAATTTGATATTGATACTTTGAATTTGAAAACACAGATAAAAGGATTTGGCAAGAAAAAAGAAGACGACACTTACTACTTCACGCCAATCACATATACAAGTAAGCAGTCGGAAAAATGGGGTATACGTGTTCAAAGTCCAGTTAGTGATGATCGTTACACCGTATCAGGAAACATGCTCGAGCGGTTAAAGACAGACTTGCAAGACTATCCAACAATCACTGGCACAGTTACTATGAAATGGCGTGTAGAGCCTAATAAGGGCGATTACGTGGCATTTGTCTATGAGCCGTTAGGTGTCAATACGTATATTCAAGTGGTAGGAATCAAGACGTATCCAGCGATACCAAATAAGCCACCAGAAATCACATTGAGCAACACAAAGAAAACAATGACAGCGATACTCGCTGAAATGGCGAAGAAAGGAGTGATTTGATGGGGTTAGTAAAATTAATCAGTAACCGTATCTCTACGGAATGGAAAGAGAAATTTAATAAAAATATTGACTACCTCAATGATCTTGAGAAGAAATTGTCTGATCAAGACAAATCAACGAATAGTCGTATTGATAATCTCGTGCTTCATTCAGGCGGTGATTCTCCTAACGAAGTAGTGGATGCACGTGTAAATAATAAGGGAGAAATCTTTGATACATTACACGGCAGATTATTAGAACATGAAAACCTGTCAAACGAACAAATTAGTGAATTAATTACAAACGCCGCTAGTCAGAAAGAACAAGTAGAGCAATTAAACAAAGCAGTCCAACAAATCATTGGAGGGTATAACGAACCTATCAGTATCTATGTTTCAAAGGATGGAAACGACCAGACGGGCGATGGCACAGAAGAAAAACCCTATGCTACTATCCAAACGGCTGTGAATACCATTCCGTTGATAACTACTGCTCCGATCACTATTTGGATTGATGATGGTGCTTATTTGGAAGACGTGGTAATTAATGGGCTGTCTTATCGTTCCTTAATGATTAAACCAATAAATGATATAAGTAGTATAAACCCCTTAACTTCGGATTTGCCAGTAAGAGTAAGGAGTTTAGCGACAACAACGTGTGTAGGTTACACACAGATTTCTGGTATCCAAATAGTTGATACTGTAAACGCTCCGATAGATCCAAGTGGTAACCGCTACGGAATCATGAACGAGCAATCTGGCTATATGGCGATAAATAAATGTAAATTTTCTGAGAATACAAAATCTTTGGGATACAATGCAATTTATGTTGGTGGCGTATCGAAATTAAACATGTATGGTAATACTACATTTATTAATCAAGATGTCGCTTTGCGTGTAAGGCTTATGTCAGAAGCATTAGCAGGTCTAACTGGTTCAGGAAATAACATCGGTATTAAATGTGAAGATGCTACAGTTAGAGGTACGGCTTCCACAGCATTTGCAACTACACCAACAAGCATCAGTGGCAATGGGCTAATTATATCCAAAGGGCAGGTGTTGAACTAATGGTCTATAAAATGAATGAATCAATCATTGTGATTCAAGCAGAAGCAATCAATCCAATTCAGACGAAGGTCGTTTTTTGGTCGCATGATCGGGGAACAGCTAAGCTTCGAATGAAGTTAGTTCAGAAAGACGGCATTCCTCAGAGCCTACCAGAAGGAACTACGGTTCCTATTCGTCTGATATTTAGATCTGCAACAGCAGAAGACGGATATGGAAAACATGACTATCTTGCCACCATTGAAGATCGTTTGAATGGAATTGTTTCTATTGTGTTAGAGGATAATATACTGGGATACGTAGGCACCGTAGAAGGTAGCGTATATATTGATTTTCCAAACGACCGCTCGTTAGATACAGCTGGTCGTTTTACTTTTTACATCAAACGCAGTCCAATTGATGATAGTACACCAGAACTAGAAGATTATTATTTCAATGGTTTTAGCCAGACAATCGATAAAATCGAAAAAATTCTAGCTGATGGAAAGCAAGAGATTGAACAGAAAATTACGGAATCCGAAACGCAGATTGATGCGAAAGTAAAAGATACAAACGACAAAATCACGAAAGCCAATCAAGATGTCGCAACTCTCAATACTAATATTGATAAAGCAAATGATCGTATTGATCAAACCAATCAGCAAATCGGTGATCTCGGCAAGTTGAAGAGGATGTACTCCAATAGTATCGACTTCGGGGACTATGATTATAGTGGAAATCCTAATTTACTACCTACTATTGATTTTTCAAAATTAAGTGCTAGCTCATCATCAATAGCTACACCACCTAAATACGTAAAAGATTACGGACAATACTTTGAATTAGATGGCTCAGACCCTGATAATTTAGATAAAGCTAAAAATGTTTTTATACCTTTGTTAACACGATTAACAAAAGGAAAAACATACACAATACGTGTTGGTATGATGATTGATGATAATTTTATTCTAGGAAACTCAGCTTTCTATTATACTGTATGGACTGGTAAACCTACAGCAACATCTGATAGGTTAGTAAATATTACACCTGATGAAGGTAGCAGAAACAACTGGAAAGTTTATACTAAAACATTCACAGTACTTAGTGACCAGAAGGACGGTGATACAGCACCATTCTTACAGCTGTACTTTCCACCACTACAAAAAGGTAAACTTAAGGTTGGTTATGATATTAAACTAGAAGCTGGTTCAACGGCAACACCTTACCAACCTAATTTATTAGATGCACCTTATTATTTAGGAAAACATGAAGTAAACAAAAATATTGCTAATCCTGATGTATCTTTTCCAATCAACTCTAGTGAGTACCTAATATATAAAGCTAACATGAAAGAAGCTTTTGTAGTAGGTCAAACATATACTATCACGCTTAAAGGAACAAAACCCGCGAGTCAAACATTTGCAGTTTATAATGATGGGGTTATTAATTTTGGAAGCCTAAAGCCAGTTGAGGGATTGACAGACGTATGGTCACTAACATTCACACCAACGAAAATCGCTTCAAATGCGCCTAAAGAATTTCGTATTTTTCAGTATCCGCAATCAACAGTAGGCGCATGCCGAATTGACTGGCTTAAGATTGAAAAAGGTGACACACGAACTCCGAATATTAGTCAGTTTAAATACTTCGGTGAAGGATTGAAAGACAGCAACAATCCGAACGACTACAGCTGGGACATCACGCCTGAATATACTGAAAAAGGCTTGAATGATACGGTTAGTTTGACCGAACCACAATCTGTAGATGGAACTAAGAACTTTTTAGAAACCCCTCTAGTTAATGGGAAAAATGTACTGGTAGAAGAAAAGCCGTTGCCTTATGAAGCGTGGCATTCAACAGGAACTGAACAAACTGGTATTTCTAATAAAGCTCGGTTAATTATTGGACCAGTAGCAACCACCATTGGAGCAAAATTGAATCGATCCATGAAAGAGAATCCGTTGACTTGGAATTCTGGAAATTGGCAAGCCACAGCTAATCGAGACTGTACATTGTTGGTAGAAGGGCTAGTTAGATATCAGTTTGGCGGATCAACAGCTGGTCAGTATGGTTATATTACTTTTTATAAAGACGATGCCCAAACTAGTTCTATTGGTTTTGCAGGTGGTGTTGGTATAAATGAAACTGCATTACAATGGAAGCATGGGCTTCACTTTAGTAGAATTTTCGCGTTGAAAAAAGGAGAGTACTTCAATATCACATTTGAAACTCAGGATGGTAAGAAGTTAGATTTTTCTCAAATAAACACGCTACACATTATGGAAATAGAATCTTAGATTAAAGGAGTGAAATGAATGAAAAACATTTGGAAATACGGACGTACTGGTGGAGAGTATGCAGGAAAAGTGTTGGACGATATGCTTGTATCCGTTCCTTACACAGATCAGCCACCACTTGAAGGGGTACGTGCTGATGGCGAACCGCTAACGATCGCTGATCAGATGTTTGATCCTAAACTGAACCAATGGATTGTGTTAGAGAACGCGTTAGATCACAACGATTTAAACAATCTCAAAGCGATGTACGAGGCTCTGGAACATGAAAACGATAACCTAAAGCAGCTCAATGCCAAAATCATGCTAAACGATGTAGCGATTAAACAGGAAAATGCTGGATTGAAAGAAAAAGCGGATAGTTTAGCACAAATCAATTCAAAAATGATGCTTGCTTCGTTACAAAATAGCAAAGATATTTCAGAAATTAAAGAGCAACTAAATCCAGCTTCAAAGGGAGGTGAGTAGTATGTTTAGTTTTAGCGATGTGAAAATGATGTATGATTGGGGCTGTTTTACTGACGATCAAGTTCGTCTATTCGTTCCACTATGCATTACAGACGAAGAAGCAGATAAAATTATTAGCAAAGAAGAGAGCGCATCTTAGGTGATGCGTTTTTTTGTTGGAAAGTTGGTGGAACATGAAAGAAGAAGCGCTCCAAGACGTTGTGGAGAGATTAGTAAGAATTGAAACAAAATTAGACAACTACGAATCACTTAGAGAAAAGGCTGATAGTGCAAAAGATTTGGCAGATAAAGCCTATTCAGTAGCACTAAACAATGCAGAAGACATCAAGGAAATGAAGAACAATAATAAATGGGCTTGGGGCTATATGATTGGCTTAGGCATTACAATCATTGGCTATTTCTTGACTAAATTGTAAAGGAGGTGAGAAGAAATGATTTTACCAGATAAGTATTATCAAATCATTAAATGGACGGTTTTAACAGTCTTACCAGCTGCATCTGTTTTAGTAGCCACGTTAGGAAAAGCGTATGGATGGAATGGAACAGATATGACAGTACTCACTATCAATGCAGTAGCGACGTTTTTAGGCGTTATCACTGGTGTGTCGGCTTATAATCTGAAAAAATAGGAGGAAACAAATGAAAAAGAAAATTACTATTACTGCGATGAGCCTATTAACGGCTCTTTTTTTATTGCCAATTAATGGGTTTGCCTATACGATTAACAATGAATTTAATTTGGGCCCAAACGAGGGTAGCTCACAAGTAGCAAATAATCAGTACATTTTACTGCATGAAACGGCTAATGAAACAGCAACAGGACGCAATGAAGCACAGTATATGCAACGTTCATGGACTAGTGCTTACACTGCTTACATTGTGGGAGACGGTGGAATTGTTTACCAAGTTGGACAACCTGGTTATGTACAGTACGGTGCTGGTTCGTATGCTAATGCTAACAGTCCTGTGCAGATTGAGTTACAACACACACATGATAAAACAACGTTTGAGAAAAACTACAAGGCATACGTTGAATTGGCTAGAGATTCAGCAATAAAATATGGTATTCCATTAACATTGGACACACCTTATAACCAACCAGGAATCAAATCGCATTTATGGGTAACACAAAATATTTGGGGCAATCATACAGATCCTTACGGTTATCTTTCTGAAATGGGTGTAAGTAAAGAAAAACTAGCCTATGATTTGGCTCATGGTTTTACGGATGATAATCCAACTACTTCGGAGGATAAACCAGTAATTGATCCAACTCGAGCAGGTGCTGCAAATTCTACGCTGACAGATGGAACAAATTACGCCCACATTGATCAGTTCGGAGAAATCGAAAACGCAAACTTGCATGTAGCTGGATGGCACATTGCTAACTATAAATACGAGTATATTTTCATTATGGACTACAATACTGGGAAAGAATTAGCTCGAGTAAGAGATGATGGAATTTATAGACCAGATGTAAACCAAGCTTATAATACTTCTGGAAACGTTGGTTATCATGTATCGTTCAACATGCGTAATTTCCCCAACAAGAAAGTATACGTCATGATGCGTGCAACGAATGATTCAGCAGGGAACACTAAAGACGGAGCACAAGATTTTCATGACAAACGTTGGTATTTGAATATTCCGCAACGATAAAAAAAGCCCCTCGATGAGGGGTAGTACATATAGTTTTCAATATAGTTGCTAATATTGTTAGCTAATTTGTAAGCAAAAATGTTTACGAATTTAGATAGTAAAAATACAGTTTTTTCCTTAAATACAGGCACTTTTACTATTGATCTACTGTCAGATATGTTAACAAAATTGTTAACAAAATTAGCTAATTTGATTGACGTTCATGAATCTAAAATGCTATAGTTGGTTTGTAAGGTATTGAGCCTAAGTTTTACTGCGCAAATTTTTTTGTACACTTTTTTATTGTTAATATTACTCAATTGGTGGAATTATATTTATGATAGGATATCATGGAACAAGTAAAGATTGTGCCACAAAAATTATTGAATCAAAAAATTTTAATATTGATAAATTTGTAATAACTGGAGATTTCAAGATTCAGGATCGTCAAAAAATGCCTAATGATTTTGGTTCAGGTATTTATATGTTCTTAAGTAATGAGCGCTATGATGGTATAAAATGCGCACGTAAATATGCTAGTGTTTTTAAAGACAGACCTTCATCGGTGTTAGAAATAAATATAAATGATGATATAAGATGTCTTGATTTCGGAGATAAAAAAAATAGTGATATATTTATAGAATTGAGAGAAAAGATATTTGAGCGTATATATTACAACTATAAAATATCTGTGAAAGAAAGTGGAAGTAAGAAAAGAGCGAATCTAGACGGTATAATTATTGAGTTTTTGATTCAGCATAAATATAAAAATGAAATAGATGCTGTTATGGGAGAAAGCTATACTCCGTATTACAACGAAGACCGCAATATTTCTAATTTTCCAAACGGAAAAGAAGTATGTTTGAGATGTAACAAATCTATATGTTGGGAATTATGTAAGGAGGTAAAATTATGACTTACAATAAAATTGTTTTAGATGAAAGTATCCTAGAATTAGATAGCTGGTTACCTCAGGAAGCAATCGATGCTTTAACAGAACTAGTTTATGATGTCGAAATAGACAGACGAGAATCAAATTTTGAAATTTTTAAGTTATCAGAAACATCACTTGAGAGTATTGATCCACTAGTAATAAAAGGAAATTCATTTATTAAGGTAGATAAAGTACAATATTCTGAAGTTAAGAAAGAATCTGAATTTGAATATGGTATAGTGACACAGGAGGCTGCTTAATGGCTTCAATAATTTTTAAGGATTATATTATAGAAAGTTCAAATTATCGATCAAACCCAAACTTTGAAAAACCTCATGAAGAGTATGGATTAGTGATTGAAGAAGATATTAGTGCTGAAGTAGGAATAAAAGATGATAAAGGATATGTAAAAATTAAAGTTATATTAAATAAAGAAGATGATATTAAATATATAAATAATACACCTTTCTTTTTAGAAGTTGTTATAAGAGGAATATTTTCTCATGAGTTTGAAAAGGAAGAAAAATCTCAATTAAAAAGTCTTTTAGGTAGCAATGCATTAGCAATTCTGTATCCTTATCTTCGATCATATATAACATTTTTAACGGCAAACACAAATCAATTTCCAACCTACATTCTTCCAGTAGTAAATTTTGCAAAGTTGGTATCTGATGAGGAAAGAATAAGCTTCATCGGATTTGATGACTAAATAAAATAACGAAAAAACCGTATGTAATATGCGGTTTTTTATTGATTAAAAATATATTTGATTGAGGTGATGTTTATTCAGTTTGTGAAAATTTCAAAAGATTATCAGTCTCTAAAAAAACAACGTTATAACTCTAAATAAAAAAATAGCCCCTCATTGAGGGGCAGTACATAATTATATTGAAAACTATAAAAATCATTCGATAAAATAAAATAGTAATGTTATTGCATATCTTCACTATCACTCATAAATAGTCACACTCCAAGATATGCGATAACAGGTTTGTTGCCACACATTCTACTGGTTGATTGTTTATGGCTTTATGTGGCAACAACCTGTACCCTTAGCTCAGTTGGTCAGAGCAGACGGCTCATAACCGTCCGGTCGTAGGTTCGAGTCCTACAGGGTACATTAATGTAGCCATTTGAATCGTTCTGTGTTAGAATTTTTTGAAGAGTATTATACAAGCTAAAGCTTTTCTTCATTGCCACTCAAATGAGTGGCTTTTTTATGTATTCTTTTATGGATTAATGAAAGGATGTTTCACATAGTTATACTTCTGTATATTTGAAAAGTTTTACTTTGACTTTTAAAATAGAAAGACATTCGGGTTAAATTGTGAGATAATAATAAAGAAGAGTTTAAAGCGTTCCCCAAAAACCACTCCCCAAAAGTGTGTTACGCTTTAAACTCTTTTATATTTGAAGCCATTAAAAAGCATACCATATAACTGTAAAAAATAATGGAAAAAAGACTTATAATTGGAGTGATAGTTAATTAGTGACTTATTTTTGATTTTATAGCACTGATACTATAAAATATAGATATCATCATATTACACAATCTTAATACTAACTTAAAAATATCTCCTTTCATAAGTATGGTGATAAAATCCATTCCGGGCTACCTTTTTAGGTAGCCTACTTTAATCTTTATACCTTTCTGGATCAACGAAAGTATACTTTATATAGTCATAACGCCGATGATCGCTTCGAGCGTCTGGCACGTCAGTCACGATATCAAACAAAAAATATACGTCTTTCTTCATTCTAGTTTTCGCAGCAGGGATTTTAAAGTAGTTCTTATTAGAATAGTAGAGATTGATTAATAAGCTATCTTCGATTGCTAAAAAGAAAACTTCTGAATCCCATACTTTATAAAAATCTTTGATAAATCTATTCGAAGGATCGAATTTAAACCATAATTGTATTTTTCCTTCCATAAGCAT